AGATTTGGATAAATAGCATACACAGGAGACCTACACCTTTGGATTCAACCTCATTCCTAAAACGGCTTTATGGCAATGGCAGAGCATTTCAAGGATCTGCTGATGGTCAAGCAGACCGAGACTTAAATCGTGTTTCAGCAGTTCCGTATTCGCCAACCGAAAGATCCTTTTACCGATATCCATTTGATTTGGGCGATTCTCCCGAACATCAAAACTTCATAGTGTTTGATATCTTCGAAAATGATGGGGAAGGTCTAAAGTCTGTTCGTGGAGAAAAGCCAATATTTCCTTCCGAACTGTCCAACAAAGGAGGAGTAGGCGGTTTGATTGCAAAAGGTGCGGGTGCCATAGGAAGAGTGCTTCCCGAAAGTTCAGTAACGACCAATTTGATATCAACGATTGGTACGGCTACAGGAATTACCAAAGAAGGAATTCTTGCAACTCAAATAGGCGTTGGAAATTTTACAATAGGAAATGTAATACAAGGTGCAAATCTAATAAACTCTGGACTGGCAACAGGAACAGTACAGCAACTTGCAAACGCAGGAAAGCAAAACATTGATCAACTCGGAAGAGGAGAAGAGGGATTTGTTCAAGAGGCATTGGGTCTTGAAGGCAAGTTGAAGAGAGCAACAAAGACTGTTTTTCTCTATATGCCTGGTGGCGTGAGTTCAAAATACTCCATGAAATACAGTCAAGACACTAGTTTTTCCACTCTTGACACAATGGCATCCGGCATACAAGGTGGAATAAAGAACTTGATGAGCATGGCATCGAACGGAAGCCTGGATCCTGCAACCAAACAAGCCGCAGAAGCATTGAGTAAACAATTGGGAATGGGAACCGTGAAAAAAATGGAGGATGCGTTGAAGAGTGTTGGTGACGGAATGGGTCTTGAGGGCGATTTGAACTTGAAGAAGTATCTTGAAGCCAGTCAAAGAAGAGTGCAAAATCCTTTTGTTTTGCAGTTGTTCGAAAGCGTGGAAAGAAGAACATTCGATTTTGATTTTGAGTTTATGCCTAAAAGCCGAAAAGAAGTAGATGAAGTCTACTCAATAATAAGAACCTTCAAAAGATATTCATTGCCTGCTAGATCATATGGTGGAAGATTTCTTGATTATCCTGCGGAATTTAGAATGACATTTGTAAATACTGATAAGGAAAACCTCTACTTGAGCAGAATGGCTCGTTGTGCGCTTACAGGCATAACCGTGAAATACGGCACCAATCCCTTCACGACATTCCAACCAGACGAAGAAGGTGCGGCACCCACTCACATAACCATGAATCTCTCATTCAGCGAAATGGAAATTCTCACACAAGATCGCATAGATCAAGGGTTCTAATTAATGCCTTACTTTTCCCATTTCCCATCTATCTCGTACAGCATGGATAAAAACGATTTGACTAAAGTCCAAGTCGTAAAGGATATTACTGTTCGTGCAAAGATAAGCGAATACTTCAAAAATTCCGCAATGACATCATTGCCGTATGAGGTTCAAGACGGCGAAAGACCCGAAACTTTGGCTCATAGAATCTACGACAGATCCGATCTGCATTGGGTAATATTGCTCTTCAATGAAATACATGATTCTTCCTTTGAGTGGCCGCTTTCTTCCGCAGAACTTGAAAGTGTCATTGCCACGAAATACAAGGGTCAATCCATTTACTACCCCGATGCTGCCGCATCATCAACATCTCCAAGCCTGATATTCCTAAATCAGGACATACCAATTTTAGCGAAAGCAAATACGATTCATCAAAGACTTTCTGATGGATCGGTAATCTCTGCTAACATCCTTAAATGGAATCCGACATACAACCAAATAGTCATAGATGGCGAGGAAGCCTCTCGTTTTGATCCCTCATATGACTTTCCTAATTCAACTGATGGGTACGCTAGGTTCTTCATTGATAACGATGAAAGAAAGTTGCTTGCTTTCTCAAGAATTCAGCCTTATGAGTATTCTGTAGATCATTTTGAGGACGCTGATGGAAACACATTAAATCCAAGATCGGGACCGCCTTCGGATGTCACAAGCACATCTTCAATATTGAATCGTTATGTCACACAGGTTGGATTTACCGAAGTGTTGGCGATAGACAATAGAACTCAGGAATACAAAGTAAACGAAAACAAGAGAACAATCCGTGTGATAAAGCCAGAATTCATGAGTGCAATAGTGACTCAATTCAGATCATTGTTTGTCTGAGGCAGTAATGGAAACAGAGAACATCCTAAATCCTGGAGACATTTTAGTAGATTCTTTGACAATAGAATCTGCTGCCGGAGCATTGTTGGATGTGAAGGCGCAATTCGTGTCTTTGAACATTTACGAGGATCTGTTTGCAAATGGTTTGTCTGGATTCTTGGTTTTGGTAGATTCCCTCAACCTTGTGAGATACTTGCAAATTACGGGCAGAGAAACTTTGCGTGTTAGATTCAGCACTCCAGGAGATCCAGAAACCAGGGAGTTGACTGAAAGGGAATTCAGAATCTATAAAGTCACATCCGAGACAAAACTGTCAGGTGAAGGAAAGAAACTGATTCGTCTTGAATTTGTCTCTCCTCCTGTTTACGAAAACGCAAAACTGAGAATATCTCGTTCCTTTAACGACATGAAATACAGCGAAATGGTGGAAAGAATAGGGAATGATGTTTTGGGAATCAACATAAACTGCTGTCCCACTCTTGGCAGGAGGAACATAATAGTTCCAAACTGGAATCCAATGTATGCAATAAGTTGGTTGGCAAAAAGATCATCGGCGGAGTCATTTCCAGAAGCCTGTGATTATGTGTTTTTTCAGACATTGGATGGCAAATATCACTTTTTTCCCTTGAGTATTCTGAAGGCTCAAGAGGCATTCGTAAAGTATCACCATACTCCCTCAAATAGAGACTCTACTACCGGTGAGATTTTCATGAAGAAGGAGTTCTACAATATCATTTCCTTTTCCGTTGGCGGAAGAGGCGACAAGATGAGGGAAATTGTTTCTGGTGTCTATGCAAACAATGCGCTCGTAGTTGACATATTCGGCAAGACCTCTTCTACGGAATTGTATACCTATTTTACGCAAAGAGATAGGTTGCCATCAATATCCAAGTATCCATTGGTATCAAAGTTAACAGATGATCTCAGTTTCAATGTTACTGCCTATCAGAAGTACTATCCAAAACATTCATTCAGATACGACACATTGGAAGACAATGACGAAATGGAGATTGTATCCACACGCAGGCAGTCTCAAATGAATCAGTTCAAAACAAACACTCTTACTATTTTGGTGAATGGCGATTCAAATAGAAGAGTCGGAGACATGGTTTCTGTTGATATACCAAGCACGGAAAATCCCAAAAACAAAGACGATTGGTATGATCCCTATCTTTCGGGAAAATACATGATTACCGCCATACTGCATGAGATTGGCGATGGTAGTTACAACATGAAAATGGAATTGGTCAAGGATGGTTTTGACGAGAGAATACCTGATACGCAAACATTTGCTAGTGGGGAAATCTAAATGCTGAGTGAAATGAATGAAAACCCGAATGATTATCTCGGAAAGATGGATTTTGTCTGGTGGCATGGAGTCGTTGAGGACATAAATGATCCATTCAAACTTGGTCGTTGCAAAGTTCGCATCTACGGATTTCATACATCGGACAAACTTCTCATACCCACAGAATCCTTGCCGTGGGCTTCGGTTATTCAACCAATAACTAGTGCCGCGATCAGCGGAAAAGGAACTAGTCCAACGGGAATTTTGCCAGGCACATGGGTAATAGGATTTTTCAGAGATGGTCCTCATGCACAAGATCCTATAGTGATGGGATCAATTGCAGGTTATCCATTCACCAACGAATACGGCAAATACAAGGATCCCGAAGTTGGTTTCTATGATCCTAGTGGAGTTTATCCGTTGGATTCATATGCAGGAGAACAAGATACCAACAGGCTTGCACGGGCAGAAAATCTAGAAAATACGATCTTGAAGTCAAAAGAAGAATCAAGAGTTCCAAAGATACCAACAGCATTGGTTGGTTCTTGGGAAGAGCCTTTTTCTGCCTATGGCGCAACTTATCCACACAATCATGTCTACGAAAGCGAATCGGGTCACATAGTAGAAATAGACGACACTCCGAACAAGGAAAGGCTGCATCGCTATCACAAATCGGGTTCTTTTGAGGAAATTGGGGCAACAGGATCGAGATTGACGAAAATAGTCGGTGATGACTATGAAATCATCATAGGCTCCAAATCAGCGATGATAAAGGGAGATGTTCTGTATACGAATGAGGGGAAAGCACAATTCAAAGTCGGCAGAGATTTCTATCTTGAAATAGACGGCGACATGAAAACATTGGTACATGGAAATGTGGTCATGCATACAAAAGGAAGTCTTGTGCATAAGGTTTCCGGTTCGTATACATTGGCAAGCGGCGGAAACATGACATTTGTTGCTCCGAGAATAGACCTCAATCCAGAAGGTGTAAATTCCTCCTCCGTTGATGTTGGTGGTCTTGATAGGATAGAAAAAAGAAGAGTTGAATTCCCCGATCCACAAGATACAAAATCTACAAGGGTTTTGCCCTCCTTGGGCGCAGCAAATACTAGTGGAGTCGTTGCTGGAAATACCACTCCAAACAGCACATTGGAAAAACAAGCAGAAGGAACTATATCTGCAAGTGCGGTTGCTACGACAGAAACAACCAATACTTCCACGACAGCGACAACCACTTCTACTGCAACTACTACCGCCACGGCACAAACAAGTGCAACTTCAACATCCGTAAACGGATCTGCTCCTGCTGCAATTCCTTCCGAAGTAGGAGGGGTGAAAGCAAAAGAACCACCGGCAGAGGAAGCAGGTCTTTCTGACCAAACCAAGACTTTGCTGACATTGGGTGCAGGACTTGGGCTAATTGCGGGTGGCGCAGCAATTGCAGCATTGACAAACGAATCGGAATCGCGGCAATCTTCAAGTGGTTCCAACCAAGTCGCTGCCGTTGCTTTGCCTCCAATTCCTCCCACATCTCCAGGAGTTTCGGATTCAACTATCGTTATGGCAGGAGGAACAGGAGCAGCACAGCAAGCAACGGGGCTTCCTGGTCTTCCAACGGTCAGCCTCTACGCTGTCCCCAACGAAGCAGCGACACTATTGCAGGGGTATCCAGGACAAACAGGGATAGCAAATACCGATCCAACTTCAGAATTGCCGCCGGTTGCGCCACTTCCTAGTGTTCCTGTTCTTGCATTCCCCGCAGAATTCGCACAACCCGTCATCCTCCCTGATGTTCTTGACGGAGGTTCATTCTGATGGCGCAGGAATACCTATGGCAGGGAAAATACAGAACTCTTTCTGAAGTCAATCCAAGCACTTACTATCCTAATGGAATGAATGTAAGTGTCCCTTCAGGGTCTGGATTGAGTGCGGATTGCTTCAGACTTCATTTTCCAATTGCTCCCTCCTCCTATTTTTATGGTGGTTCTGATTTTCCACCCGTAAAACCTCCGAGAATTTACTTTGAACAAGAGGACATAACGGATGATTCCAATTGGGGATTGTTCTTGATTAAGAGCATTTCTTTGACTTGCTTGCCAGAAACATTCGGTGATCCTGGATTTTTGATGGTAACAGGTGATTTTTCCCCTGACATGGTTCTAAATCTAGATACCGGAAAATTCATAGGAAGAACAGGGGAAATGGATCAGTATGTCTCATCGTTGAATATTCCACCAGACTTTGAAATAGATGAGCAAAACTATGCCACCATAGGTTCTGCCTCTTATTTCAGGAATGGTGTAGGGTTTCGGATACCCATAAACTTCACGGCAAGGGTATTCGACAAGTCAGATCCTAATGTCTACATTGATGGCTCCTTCAACTACAGTTTGAGCAACAATTGGTCTTCAGATAGAGATTATCTTGTCCTAAATATCAAGAATCAGTTCTATGTCGATGGCGCAACAGCCACGAATCTTCAATATTTGGAAGCCCAAAAAGCAAAAGGCTTCTTTCCAGGTCCACCGTGAGGTAACAATGCCAGCAGCCAACAGACAAGGAGACATTTGCAGCGGTCATGGATGCTTTCCCCCAAGGCAGAATATCTCATGGTCTACTAATGTATTTGTCAACAATAAGGGTTGGCATCGCCAATATGACAGTTGGGGAACTCATTGCTGCGGAGATTCCTGCCATAAAGCGCATACGGCACAAGGTTCTTCTATGGTTTATGTGAACAGCAGACAGGCAGCAAGAATAGGCGATCCTTTGAATTGCGGTTCAGCGGTTGCCACAGGAAGCAAAAATGTGTTTTGCGGAGGCTAACATGAGTTCAGGGAATTTTGATGTTTGGATGAATGTTGGAACCGCTATGGCTGGCGTGATTGCCGGTATGCTTGCGGGTGCATCGTATCTTCGGAAGAAAACGCTTTGCTGGAAACGGCAGGAAGAAAAGGATGCAGCAATAACCGTAGAAGACATACGCAGATATGGCCAGGTTCAGGAATTGATCACCACCCTTCGCTATCAAAGCGGTTGCGACAGAGTGCAAATACTTCAGTTTCACAATGGAGGAAAGTTCCTTGATGGCTCTCCCATGAAGCGTATGTCGGTGACTCACGAAAGTTGCAAGAATGGAGTTGCATACGAGTATATGCACACTCAAGCCGTTCTTGCAACCTTGCTTTGGGAAAAGATAGAGTTGATGAAGCAAGACGAACCACAGATACATTACATCAAGAATCTATCGGACTCCACGCTCAAGACATATTGCAGAAGCAAAGGAACAGAGGCATTTGCTGTTTTGCCGATAAGAAAAGACAGCATGGTAATCGGATACATCAACATGGATTGGCTTGACGAAGAAACTGTTCCAAACAAACCATTGGACTTTGCAAGAACATTCGAGGAACACAGAGGATTCATAGAACTCCAACTCGCAAAGGAGTCCATGAATGGCAATTAACAACAGACTGAAAGACCCAATATCGGCGTTTTCGGACATAAACATGAACTTTGAAATTGATCCATTGACTGAGGACATTGAACTCGTCACGGGCGTAGAGTCAGTAAGGCAATCCCTGAAAAACTTGCTTCAACTAAAACGATATGAGAAACCATTTCATCCCGAGATAGAATCAGGAATCATGGATCTTCTTTTTGAACCTGCAAATCCTCTTATTGCCTTGCAACTAAAAAGGAAGATAACGGAATTGGTACAGGCATATGAAAAGCGAGTCAGAGGTCTAAAAGTCAACATCATTGACCTCATGAACGAAAATGCCTACAAAATAGACATAGAGTTTCAGGTTGAAAATCGTGTGGAAACATACAAAGCAACAGTAATAGTGGAGAGAATCAGATGACCACGCCCAATTTGCCAATAGACAATCTCGACTTTGATTCAATCAAGTCGAACTTGAAGGCTTTTCTTCGCAATCAGGATCGCTTCAAGGACTATGACTTTGAAGGGTCGGGCATGAATATTCTTCTTGATTTGCTTGCATACAATACTCACTACCAAGCATACTATGCAAACATGGTTGCAAATGAATCCTTTATTGACTCTGCTGCAAAAAGGCAATCTGTCGTATCAATCGCAAAGCAACTTGGCTACACTCCAAGATCATACAGGGCTTCTACCGCAGTTGTTGACATCATATGGACAAAACCAACAAGAGCATTCAAGGCAAGCGTAGCAAGAGGTGATGTATTCGTGGAGAGGGGAGATACCTTTTCGGCAAACGGAAATGGTTCAATTTACACATTTCTTCCCCTGCAAAACTACAAAGTTGTCAATGAGGGAGACAATGCAATTGCAAGAAATGTTGAGATAAAGGAAGGAAGAGTTCAGGCATTTACCTACATCGTAAACGAGTCTGACACTTCGCAAAGATTCATACTGCCAGAAAGCAGAATTGATACAAGCACAATAAGAGTTCGTGTCACCAAATCGGCAAAAGACATAACTGGTATAAATGACATTTGGGTGCTTGCAGAGGATATCAATACCATTGATGGTGCAACAAACGCTTATTTCCTGCAAGAGGCAGAAGACGGTAAGTATCAGATACTGTTTGGAGATGGAATTGTCGGAAGAAAACCAACAAACGGAAATGCGATCATAATAGAATACCTCGTAACGAGAGCGGATGAAGCAAACGGAGTGCAATCCTTCAAGTATTCAGGAGCGGTTCGTGATGCGGGTGTAACTCCAATAGTGCGAGTAAAAACCGATGAAGCCGGAACTCCACAATCCTCTTTCGGAGGAAGTCAGCCAGAGGACATTGAGTCAATACGATACTATGCACCTAGAAACTATCAGTCGCAGGAAAGAACAGTTACTGCGGAAGACTATAAAACCATTCTTACGAGGGATTACAAGTCTGCCGATTCAATTTTGGTATGGGGAGGAGAAGAAAACGATCCTCCTCAATACGGAAAAGTGTTTGTTTCGATTAAACCGCAAAATGCAAGCAAACTATCAACTCTTGAGAAATTGTCCATTCAGGACACCATACTGCAAAGAAAGAATGTACTTGGAATAACTCCCGAAGTGGTAGATCCTGATTACATCTACATCGTATTGGACTCAACTATTCGTTACAATCCCAATGCTACCAATCTTTCTTCATCTGATCTTGAGCAGTTGGTCAGCAACACATTGGACGCATATGCATCGGAAAAATTGGGCAAGTTTGGTCTGAATTTCAGGTTTTCCAAGTTTGCAGCCTTCATAGATTCGATCAATCAAAGTTTCACAAGCACACAGGCAGATTTGCGTATTCAGAAAAGATTTGAGCCAATTCTTGGTCAAGTCGGTGTATACACCATCAAATTCAACTTTGACAACGAAATCTACCATCCCGTAGATGGCTATCCTCCCGTAGTATCAAGCAGCGGATTTGGCTATTACGATCCTTCTACTCAAACGGAGGTAGATTCTTTTCTGGATGATGATGGTTATGGAAACATCAGAATTTACAAGAAGTTGGGCGAAGAGAAGATATTCCTCAATGAAAATGCAGGAACCGTCAATTATCAGACAGGAACTCTCAGTCTGTTAGATTTCAATCCAACATACATTTTGCCCTCTACAAACACAGAAATCCAAATTACCGTTGTTCCAATATCAAAGGACATCTTTACCCGAAGAAATCAGATAATACTGTTCGACAAGGAAAATTCTGTGGTTTCCGTGGTTCCTGATTCCTTCCGAACGGAAAGATCACAAACTGCTACTTCGTTCCCATCCAATAGATAATGATATATGACAACAGGTAACCAAAAATACCACTCTTCGATAATAAGCCATCGTCTGCCTGAATTTATTCAGACAAACAATCCGACTATGGTTGCTTTTGTGCAAGCATATTACGAATGGCTTGAACAGCAGTCGAAGGAAGGTTATGTCAGGACTCCTATGGCATTGAACAACAGCAATGATGTTGATCAAACATTGGATCAATTCGTTGAAATGTTCAAAAACGAATACCTGTTGAATTTTCCTGAAAGTTTTGCAATAACAGATGACGGGAACACAGTCAATGTTCGTCAGTTGATAAAGAACATCAAGGAATTCTACAGAAACAAGGGAACAGAAAAGACCTATGAGTTTCTATTCAGAATACTGTATGATGCTGCTGTTGAATTCTATTATCCTGCCAGAGACATTCTTCGTCTTTCGGACGGAAAATGGATAGAAAAGAAGTCCATCAGATGTTCAAATGAATCGGGAAACAAGATATTCGATGCTCGCGGAAAGGTCGTATTCCAGAGATCAACGGATGGCTCAATCATCGCAAGCGGAAGAGTCATAGATGTATTTTCCTATCAGTTGGGAACAAGAGAAGTATGTGAAATATTCCTCACTAATGTGAATGGCCAGTTTCGTGCAAATGGATCATTTGCGTCCAACTATGGTGGCATAGAATTCACCGACAATGACGGCAAGTTGCAAAGAGAGCCAAAGGTCTATTCCGTTCTTTCGGATTTGAAGGTAACAAATGGCGGATCTGACTACAGAAAGGGAGAAAGGATATTCTTTCAACCATCAATCCGTCCATACTTGCAGAATCTTCTGAAATACAGTCAGGAATTCGACAACAAGAGTTTTTGGTTGTTTCCTCCCGAGGGAAGGTACAAGTCTCTTTTACCAACATCAAAAACAGCCGCACCCGATGGTTCTTATACTGCTTACCGATTTGTTCCTACCACTACCAGTAGCGGGTCTGGAGGAAGCAACTACTTTACTTCAAAGAATGAAATACGATTTGAGAACGGAAAATATTACACAATTAGTGCCTATGTAAAACCCGATGACTATGGAACCGGTTATCTTCGTCTTTCGAATTCCAATCGAAGCAGTTACATACAGGTCGTGTTTAACACATTTCCTGATTCGACAAATACCTCAAATGGAGTTGATAATAGTACAAACGCCGATTCATCTTGGCAAAGAGTCGAAAACAGAAAATTGATTTCCGTTGGAAACGGTTGGTATCGCGTTTCGTTCACCGCACAATATATCGGAACTACCATTACGAATGGAAAAGTTGATGTTTTTCTAGGACGAGGAGCATACAACAATTCGTTGCTGCAAACCGCAACCACGGATTATGGAATATTCGTCTGGGGTCTTCAAGTCAATGAATCTTCATCATTTGATCTTACGCATCCCACGACATATGCAAAAACCGAAGCATTTGCTCCATTGGAGTTAATGCCGACAAACGATACGGGCGAAGGAGCAGTCGGAACAATCATTGAAGTAGACAGCAATGGTAGCGTAATAAAAACAAGAATAGACAACTTTGGAGTTGGTTACGAGGCTACTCCAACCTATACAATTGATACGAAATTCGGATCAGGTGCTTCTGTAGAGCCGACAATAGGAACGATATGCAAGTATCCTGGTTATTATTCGGGAAATGATGGAAGATTGTCAACAAACAAGGTGATGCAGGACAATCATTTCTATCAGAACTTTTCATATGTGCTTCTCAGCGAAATCGTAATAGATCGTTACAAGGAAATACTCAGAACCTTGATACATCCCGCAGGAATGGGTATGTTCGGAAAAGTCGTTGTAAACCGTTGTTCGTCAACAAATCCGATTACGGACACGACCATAAAGAAAACCGATACCGAAGTTCTTGGAAACTATTCTCCCTATACCCTCTACACCAACATAGACATTGGTGAACTTCTATACAATGGAAGACCCACTCCTTATTATCCTTCGTTGCATGATACCCTGATACTTGGTGCTTCGGGAAATCCTCCCGATCTTCAACTGTTTTCTTTGGGGCAAAATTATCTCAATTACAGCAGCGATCTTCCTAATTGGAAAGAAACTGGGGCATCACCATCAATAAATCCATCCAATTACACACTATCTTTGGATGGAACCTTGTCTCCGGATGGTTCGGAACAAGCATACTTGGTCAAAAGAATCTATGATCCGCAAATTGGTCCGGCAAATGGTCAATCTCTGATAAATCGTACTATTTCGTGGAATTCATCGAGTAGTACCGCTACATTCTCGATTTATTTCAAGTTAGGACCATTGCAATCTGCTGATTCGGACCTTCCGCCAACACAATTGACTTATGGTTACATTGTCCAAGTGAATAAGAAAACATTTCCTGCTACAACTTTGGTAAAGGCAAAATTCCAATTCGTTCCAACGGAAGAATTGATCGTAGAACCGACTCCATACGGAAGTGCCACGGTGGAGTCTCTTCCTGACTACTGGTACAGGATGAAAATAACCATCAATACACCAGAAATCCAAAGAGTCTTGCTTCCAAATGGAACATATCAAAACAAGAGATTGGAGTTTTTGGTTGACAACCCAATAGAAACATCCTTTCCGACATATGGTGAAAGAGGAATCTATCTATGGGGAAGTCAGATAGAAGAGGGAACTGTTGCAAGAACCCTCTTGAATACCAAGGAAACTCCCGTAATTCACCGCTCATATGCCGTAGGATTCAATCCAAAAGACATAAGTGGCTTGAAACTTTGGCTTGACGGCAAATCTCTTACTGCTGTCGGAGCGACTGTTGGTTCTTGGCGAGACTCAAGCGGGAACGGATATACCGCTTCTGCATATCGAAATGTTTCACTTCCCTCCGTTTCCGTCATGGGTGGTCTGCATCTTACTGGCTCCGTTGGAACATTTGGTTCGGTTCTTACCACACCGAACTTCGACATAGGCGAAAGAACCTTGTTTGCCGCATTTACCCCATATCCTGTTTCGGATGGGGCAAAGGATTTCTTCACAAGTCAGAAAAATTCAATGATAGTCGGTGTGGTTCGTGGACAATCCAACAATGGCACTACAGGTGCCGCGACCGGTCATCATTTTCAGTCACAAAGCATCTGCGTTGACTACGAAAGGGCATTTGTAGAAGGAAACCAATCTACAGACCCCAAATTGCTGTTCAATTACGGCGTGGGAAACTACGGCGGTGCCACGGCACTTGCAGTTACCAACAGAGCATTGACTGCCTCTTTTGTTGCGAGCGAATCGGAAGTCTCTGCCGGAAGATTCTCTCCGTTGTTCAGCAAAAGTTCACAAATAGAATATGCATTGAATGATCTTTCATTCGATACGACAAATAATCCAAATACCTTGATCGTATCTTCCGTCATAGATGATGGTGGCGGATCGTTGACCGCATCTTATTACTCTAGTAACAATGACATCAATAGAAAATACGACAGGAAAAGCAACGACGATTTTTCCGAAGACGCAAGATATTATCGTTATCAGAAGATAGCAACCCATAGGATTTCTTATTCGGAAATCGGAAACTCAACATACAAGTTTCAATTCGATCTATCCGGAAACGAACTTCCTCCTTATTATTGGAAAGCCGTTTTGACCAAGAATGAATTTGATCTGGACGACAACGCTACATATGCGGATATTCCAAAGGAATTCGTAGTTGCAGAATGGACATGGGCAGGATTCGCAGATAATGCTACCTCTCCGACAGAGAGCCGAACATATGAAACAATTGTGAAAAATCTTCAGGCAGAAGATTACATCTCACTATGGGTCTCTCCCTGTGACATATCCGGTGCAAAACCTCTGAACTCTACTTTGAATACGGCAAATCCTTACACAATAACCCTATCAAATTTCGTCATTACCAAAGTGTATTCACAGGGAAAGAACTTTGCGGTAGTGAATGGAAATGAAATTGGAACTGCTGTTTCTTCTCTGAAAGGCATGACTTCAGGTCAAAGACTTACGATTGGTCTAGGTCAAAATTACTTCAACGGAGTATTGCACGAAGTTCTTCTTTATGATAGAGCATTGAACAAGAGAGAACGGGAAACGGTTGAGGCATATTTGCACTATCGTTGGAAAAATGACATCATCAGAGCAGACAAACACTCCTGGAACCTTCCTATTCTTTCCTTGACAGCCGGAATATATCCGGCATTGAATACCGAAGGAGGCGTGACTGCAACCTCAACATTGCAATCTTCTTTGGGGTATCCTTTCTTTGAAATTGCTCACCACCCAAATACCTTCTTGGTGAATTATGAGGATCCGTATCCTGCAAGAATATTCAACAGCATAAAGAGCGATTTTCTTGGATCTGTTGGTGATGGAAAGGCAGGATACTGGCCAGAATGGGTCATATCGGATTCGGACATACAGAACTACTTTACTTACTCAACAGATCCCACAAAATGGGGATCGGGACAGAATTATTCGGTATTGCCAAGACAACAGATTGCACCAAACGGAACAAATACAGGAGCATTGTTGACGAAACTGAACAACAATCCTTCTACTTTGCTGAGAAAGGTCGTATGGCAAAGCGTTGAACCCAAAGCCGTATATTCGGTCTATATCAAAAAGCCAAGTACAAATGGCAGACGATATGCAAACTTTGTATTCAGAAACAACTCCACAGGTACGAATTTGTCGAGCGTTACTTTTGATTTCACAAATGAAGTATTCGTAAATCAAAACGGAAACAGCCTAGGAGTACAGGTGAGCAATTCATTTGGTAAGGCTCAATACATCAATGGTTTGTATGGATGGATAAGAATCGTAATTTCGGTGACAAATGGCATTTCCAAAGATGACGAACTATGGCTGTATTATGGGGATTCTGAAAATACGGAAGGGCTTGGTCTGTGGCAAACAGGAGAAAGCCTTTATGTATGGGGAATACAATTGGAAGAGGGGGATTTCGCTAGCGAACTGACGGAAACATCAGATTCTCCTATCCGAGATCGTAGTGCAAATCGTAAAAACTGGGCTACGGGTCTTTCATCGGCAGGAACAACGGGAAGCAAAATTGCCATGTTGAAATACAATGAATCCTCCGAATTCCGCAAGATAACCGCGCAGGCATTCCTCGACAGAAAATTGGGCAGGCAATTTGATTGCAGAAATGAAGTTATTGTGGAACCGCCTTCTCCGATGATTGAACTTCAGTATTGCCCTTCTTTCGGAGCGCAGAGTCCGAGCAATCCGATATACACAAATGGAACAATTGTCTTCAACTATTCGGTACTAAACGATTCTTCGATGGAGTATTGGATCACAAACCAACTTGAAGTTGAAATAAGTGACGGTAGAAAATTGTACAGAACTCGTCCCGAGTCGCAGACTTGGAATGGAAAGTTCTCAATTTCGGGGTTCACATCAAGGGGAACAGGCACGGAAACATATACGGTGACCTTCAGATTGAAAGATTACTACGGAAATACCGTGCCAAATTCCGAGGCTTCATTGTTTTTCTACCATAGGTATGCGGATCTTCCGAGTCCATTTGACACATTGACAAGTTGCACTTAAAGCAATAAATAGGGATAGAGGTAACGAACATGGCAAATGTTTGCGACAAGTTTAGACAGAATTTCAGGCAAACCTTCATAGAACAGATTGTCTCCATGTTTGGAAATCTGTCCGAGGACAAGTGGTTTATTTCCATAGGAAAACCCATTTCGTGGCTGACGGCAGCAGGGGAAAAGGACAGTTTTCCTCCGGCATCTTCGGATGACAATGTTTCGGAAATTGACTTTTGGAGAAACATAATCGCTCACAAGCGAATAACCGCAGATGATGTTTCGATAGTTGTTCCGAGATACGACTGGACTTTGGGAACCATATACCAACCATATCGACCAGATGTAGAACTTTTCAATCCCGACAATCCCTACATTTTCTATGTCTTGGTAGATGAAGAGAGAGTCTACAAATGCATAGACAACAATTACGGTGCCCCATCGGTAATTACACCAACTCATACCGACTCTGATGTGAAGAAACTGTCGGACGGTTACCGATGGAAGTTTATGTATTCAATAACCGAAAACAAGAGGAAATTCTTGTTGAAGGCGGGTCTTAAGAAAACAGGAATAGTAAGACCTGGATATATGCCAGCAGAAAATCTTGAATTTTTGGGATTGGATGACGAAAGGTATTTGCAATTTGCCGTGCAATCTTCTGCCGTGGATGGTGAAATCGTATTCATCTACCTATTGCCTGAATACAGAGATTTCATTATCTCTGATCGTTGCATATTCTCCTCGCCGGAAAATCTACTAACAGAGAGCGTATCCGCAGGAGGATTAACAGCATCTTTGTTTTCAACTCAACTTTCTCCTGTCTCTGGCTATTACAACAACATGGTTCTTTCAATTGATGCCGGTCAAGGTCAAGGACAGAGAAGAATCATAGAAAACTACATTCCTTCGGGCGCAAATACGGCAATAGTGACTACTACAACACCATTTGCTGTCGAATTATTGGGTTCCAATTCTTCTTTTTCTATTTTGCCAAACATCTACATCGAAGGAGATGGTTCTGCCAAGAACAATACTTTGGATCCTCAAAGAACTGTAGCAAATGTTTCTGCAAAGTTTGCATCAGGAACAACAGCAAGTGTAAGAGTTTTGGAATCGTTTGAAATGATAGACACCGGCAAAGATTTTACATATGGATCTTTGAGGGTTGTTCGTGGTCTTA